GGGCATTGGAGGCTTACTTATCAGGCTGACCGGCCTGCCCGCTATTATGGGGATCGCCTCATCAGCACTTAGCGCATTAGGTGGCGCATTATCTTTACTGTTAAGTCCAATTGGGCTGATCGGTGCGGCCTTTATCGCGGCAGGGCTACTGATCTGGCGCTTCTGGGAACCCATTAAGGCATTTTTTGCAGGTTTCTTTTCCGGGGTGATGCAGGCGCTCACGCCGTTTCGTGATGCATTCGCTGGCCTGGCCCCTGTGTTTGGAGTGATTGCCAATGCCGTTTCGCAATTGTGGCAGTGGTTCAGCAATCTGTTTACCCCCATGAATGCCAGCAAAGAAACACTGGATAAATGCGCCAGCGCTGGTGAGACGTTCGGTAAAGTTTTTGGCCTGGCTATTCAGGGGCTAATGCTACCTCTGACCGCGTTAGCAAAAATGATTGGCTGGATACTGAAAAAACTCGACATCATTCCAGACGGCATTGATGCCGCTCACTCAAAAGCACAGGCGCTGGCAAAAGATCCTGTTGTGTGGGAGTGGGATGATAAACAGAAAAAAATGGTCAAAAAGGAATGGCAGTGGTCAAAAAATGAGGACAAGCCAGCCGCCCCTGTTACCACTCCACCATCAGCCATAGTTGGTGCTGAAACAGGAACCCAGCGACGTCTGCAAAAAATTGCTGATAACACCGGCGGAATGCTGGATGAAACTAAAAAACAGCGAATTGGCCCTGGCGATATTGTGTTTAAAAATTTGCCTCAGGCACTCGCTGTTCATGGTGCATGGCAGGAAGCACGATCAACGCCAGACGCAAACATGGCGCAACTGAGCGCGCGACCGGTAATTGCCGGAGCGTCGGCCCCAATTAAAACCCCAGCAATAAGCCCGGCGGTATCACAACCCGGACGCTCTGAGCGAAGCCCTCAGGCTCAATCTGCTGCACCCTTTGGAGAGATGCACGTACACGTTCACCTACACGGCAATTTCACAGACAACGCGCGCGATATTGCCCGCATGACCGCTGATGCGGTGCAGGCTGAATTTGATAAACGCTTCCGCTCACGTGGCAGATATAGCGACAGTGACTAACGAGGACAGAAAATATGATGATGGTATACGGAATGTTTGTCTTTGAACTGAAGACCATCCCACACCAGCAAATGCAGCAGTCTAAAACCTGGCGGCATGTGAAAAACGAGCGGATCAACCGCTCTGCAAAGTGGCAATACATAGGCGCGGGAGATGATCAAATTACGCTTTCTGGTGTGCTGTATCCACAAATTACCGGCGGCAAAGTTAGTCTTGCCGTTCTGGATACACAGGCATATACCGGGCGGCCCTGGCCCCTGATTAGCGGAGCGGGTCAGATATTTGGGATGTATGCCCTTACCCAGCTACAGACCACGCACACGGAATTTGACCAGTATGGCGAGGCAAAAAAAATTGAATTTACGATTACTTTTCAGCGGGAGGATGAAGATCTGAGGGAAAGCCTACAGGCATCCTCAGTGGGTGATTTGCTGGGCAACCTACAAAGCACAGCCAGCTCCGCCTACGATAGTGTGAGCACCGCTGCTTCAAGCCTGTTCTAACCATAAAAAATGCCGCGTTATATGGCGCGGCTTTTCTTTTTCATTGCTCCGTGCCCTGGCCTTCTAACTGAGCTAACTTATCGGCTGGAAACTTTTTGTATAACGTAGAGATCCCGACATCATAAATGATTGCAACCTGCTGGCGTGTCGCCTTACCGTTCTGAATCAAACGCCCCATTTGCTCCCATTCATCACTTGAGTATTTTGGCGGCCTTCCGCCAATGCGCCCCTTTTTCCTCGCTGCTGCCAGCCCAGCGCAAGTGCGCTCAATTATTATTTCACGCTCCATTTCAGCCAGCGCGGACATGATGTGGAATGTAAACCTGCCCATGCTGGTATTTGTGTTTATCCCTTCAGTGATAGAGAGAAACTCCACATTCATCTGCTTAAATTTTTGAAGTAGATCCGCAAGATTGATTAACGAGCGCCCCAGTCGATCCAGCTTCCACACCACGACCGTATCGCCGGGCTTTAAGGTTTTGAGTAACTTACTTAGCCCTGGTCTTTTTGCCTTTGTTCCGGTCATTTTGTCTTCAAAAATTAGTTCACAATTTGCGCGCTCGATTGCGTCACGTTGCAACTCTGGGTTTTGGTCAATTGTTGACACCCTGATATAACCAATTCGCATAAAAATCCCCCAACTTAGAAAGCCCATTCGCTATCCGTATTCTATCGAGCAAAGTCATTTCTGACTGTACTGCAGCGGTGGCCAGCATCGTCAGGACTGTCTGTGCATTCCTGAAAATCTTGGTTTGGGAGAGGCGGCAAAAAGGGGGGTTGGGAACGGAGTAAATCAACTACCCGATATGTCATGTTTCCCTGGCGGCGAAGGGTGGATCGCACTACCTAACGGAAAAATAATGCAGTATGGAAGAGGTAACGTTAATCCGACGACCGCAAGCCAAAATTTAGAGATTAAGTTCAACATACCTTTTCCAAAAAAAGTTGATTGCGCCATGCTGACACATTCAGGGGATGGTGGGGCTGGGGCTGGAGCCGGAAGAGCGTTTGTGATGACTGCTGAAGGGCCAACATTAACAGGATTTAGATCGGCCTACAGAACCAGTTCAACCAGTACAACTGTTTCAATGCATTATAGTTGGTGGGCAGTTGGTGAATAAAATACGTTGGTTTGGGAGAGGCCGCAAAAAGGGAGGTTGGGAATGGAGTAAATCAACTGCCCGATATGTCCAATTTTTCCAGCAACAATGACTCCAACGGCTGGATGACTTTGCCGAACGGACTAATTTTCCAGTGGGTCAGGGTGGCTGGTACTTCAGGCTTAACAGGTGGGCTGGCAGTGGATGTTACGGAGTTTAATTTTCCGGTGCCATTTCCATCGGTTGTATATGCTGCTTTTCCCGGCTCTATATCATATGTCCAAGCAGTTAGAAGTGTGGAAAAAATAAGTTTGAAAGGTGCTTCATTATTGGTTCAGGCACATTCAGGCCAGTCCGTTTCTGGTGTGGCTACCTGCGTACTTGCAATTGGACGATAAAACGTTGGTTTGGGAGAAGCAGCAAAAAGAGGTGTTGGAACCAGTGATAACCAATTACCAGACATGAGTTTATTTTCAAGTTCTTTATCTCAAATTTCTGGCTGGCAGAAATTGCCATCAGGAATGATGATTCAATACTCCAGGGCTGGCAGCACTAGTAGTGAAAAGCTAATTAGTTATCCTGTTGCATTTCCTCATGCAGTTTTGTCAGTAACATTTGGATGCCGTCAATCATCATTCCCTACTATGGGGCAATCTGTGGTAATTGATGACTCAACTGTAAATCGTTTTGGATTCACTTGCCGTTCATTAGCCTTTGACCAATCAACCATGATTGACTCGTCTAGCAACTTCTTTTGGATGGCTATTGGCTACTGACCTTTTCAGGCATCAGTTCGGTAGGTGATTTGTTGTATGCGAAAGGTGACAACTCAAATTGCTCATACTGATTAAATTAAATGGATAGGATATCAAATTATTATATATTGGAGAGCTAAGAAATGAATTATTGGTTCAGTCCTAAAAATAATGCGTTCTACCCTGTTGCGCTTAAAGAAAGTTATGAGGCGGCTGGAAGTTTACCAGACGATATTATTGATATTTCTGATGATATCTTTATTGAATTCAGCGGAACACCGCCAGAAGGAAAAACAAGGTCTGTCGGGGCTGATTCAATGCCATGCTGGGAAGACTTACCAGTAGAATCGTTGAGTAAAGAAGAAATAAAAGCCCAGGCCAGAAGGTTAAGAGACTTTTTTATTGAAGCCACTGATAAAATGATGGTTGCTGATTATACAATTAGCGATATAAAACTAACTGATGATCAGCGTGACGAACTCTCTACAGTGCGCGCAACATTCAAAAGCTGGCCTGAATCCAATGGTTGGCCTGACATTGAGCTTCCTGAGATACCACAATGGATATTGATAGAAGCAGTAAATAATGGTTATGTTGTTACAAACTGGCCCTCATAAAAAAAGCCCGGAAGGGCTTTTTTATTATCAACATCCTATCTTTTACCAGCCGATTCCCCAGACAGTCACTGTTGAGTTCGATTTAGTGTACGCGCAAGCGGCTTTGAATTTTATACGGTCAATAATCGCCGCACTGACAAAAGGCGCGCCACTTGTTGCATAAATTAAAGAATTGGTAAGTGAGGGGTTGATAGATAAGCATGAATTAGGAAATGCCACAGGCCACGAATCATCTACCACCACCATTTCCCCATTAACTGATTGCGGGATTGATACCATCTTCCATTGAAGTAGTGCTGTCCGTTGAACACCGCTGATCAAGACTGGAATAACAATGTTTCCGGCACTGCTTGCCAGGGCGCTCGCCGCTGGCATTTTTGCGCCTTCCCCTAAACCAACGTTATTTACCTATGGCGATAATCAAAGTTCCGTACTTTCCTGCCTTCGACGGCTTTAGCAGTGCGCGAGTTCGATCACCTCCCATTACTTTATATGTTGGCGCTTCGGTCTGGGTTGGATCTACCCAAATAGCAGATAAAGCCAGCAGAGAGTATGGGAAAGCGACAGGGTAAATTGCTGCTGTTCCTTCTGTGTCAGAGCTATAAACGTCAACAGCAAACATTTGCACAATGTGCCCGCTAGGTAAGTTGAACCAGCGCAGATCTGATGTGAATGAACCCATATCTGGAATCTGATTTGAGCCGGTTCCAACTGTTCTTTTTGCGGCTTCCCCTAAACCAACGTTTAATACCCAATAGCTATCCAGTAAATTGAATTCGCGGTTGGTGTCACATATGTAAACCTAGTTTTAGTGACTGTAGTATTTCCAATGTCAAAACCGGTAAAACGTTGAGATGGGTCGTTTGTAGACATTAAAGCACTGACATGTCTGAATGCAGCAGGGAATGCAATCGGGAAAGTGATGTCAGTGGTTCCTACTGCCCCAGATGTGCCATTAACGCTAAATGCCCCCCATTGAATGATCAGACCAGTCGGCAATTTTTGATACCCGTTGAAACCTAAAGAACCGGCAAAGTTGCTCATGTCAGGAAGCTGGCCTGCACCATTGCCCACATCCCTTTTTGCGGCCTCTCTCAAACCAAGGTTTTTAAGAACCTCTGCGACCAGCCCTGCATCAACCATTTCCTTTAATGCGTTCGCCGTTAACGGGTACTGTTTATGCGGATTGGCCTTAGCCTCATGAGCGGCTACCAACTTATCAGCGTATGATTTTACTTCGATCACAGCATCATCAACATATTGCCGCGTTGCCAGTACAACCGATGGATCAACCTTCAAGGTAACTGCATCTGTGCTGGATACGGTGAGAAGCATCCTGATAACCTGAGTTCGGCCTGAACCTTCCTCAGTTGTCGCCTTATAAGTTTCCGGGCAATTAGCGATTGCGATCAAATCACCATCAGCGTCAAAAAGCCCAATTTCACGAATCCACCAACCGCCAGCAGACTCAGGAATAATCTGTTCAGCGATAATCTGACTATCGTTTTTTTCATCAACCGAAAGAGAATTAAGCGGCGCGCGGCGTCGCTCATTGATCAGCTTTGTCTGGGCCTGGCTCGGTGTTGGTGATACGCCGCCGCCATCGCCTACAGCGAGTGAAGTTATTTCCAGTTTTTCACCCAACGCCGCCATGTTTGATAATTTCGCCGCGCCCACATTGGTCAGGAGTGCAAAAAATTTAGCCGCCATTTGTAACCTCTAATGTATCAATAATATGAATTGCCCCACCTTGGAAGTAACCGCCACTGACTTCGACGGCCTCCGGCACCCAGGGGTAAATAGTCATCACGTCTCCGCCATAGCAACCGGCGTGAGCGAATAGCTCCCCCGATACCTGCAAATTAATCGCAAGCCCGGTTAGGTGGCGTGAGCATGGTTTTGCATCAGCGATCAGGCGTTCAAGTTCAAGATAGGTTTCCTCGGTAATACCCGATTCAGACACACCGATCTCAAGCTGAAATGTTCCCGGCTCGCCGCCAGTCTGCCACCACTCAATCACCTTGATCAGAAAGCCGAACGGCTCCACCACCCGGCGTAATGCTGAAATAGTTCCTTTCTGACGGTGTACGGCCCAGGCGGATTTAATTACCTGCCGTTTGGTCTGCTCAGACCAGCCTTTATCCCAGCGATCAACAGACAGCGCCCACGCCAGATAAGGCAGAAGTGCAACCGGGCATTCATCGGGATTCCACAGCTTGCGCAGATCTACAGGAATTTCGGATATACGCTGAGTACCCATTTCCGCACGGCGCAGAAAGTCACTGGCTTTGGGGGTTAACAGACTTTTACTCATCTGTTCCGCCTTTGGTAATTGTTACTGACGTGCAGCGCGCCGCCTGGGTGTCACTGATGACGACATTTGCGGGAGGTGACTGAACCTCAACACGCTGCACCCCCTGAACGTGCAATGCCGCCATGATTGCTGATCTGGCAACATCGCGACCTATGCCCCCTTGGTCTGCCAGCCAGGACTGCAACGCCTCTTCAGCAGCGTCTGCGATAGGTTCTGATTCCGGGCCAGGGTAGAAATACAGGGTTGCCGCAATCTCATAGTTGACGATCTCTGCACTCTGCACCGTCAGCCGGTCGCCTACCGGACGCACACTATCATCGGATAGGGCCGCGTTTACGGTGGCGATCAACTCCGCTGATGCTGTACCGTCTCCCTCTGACGAGAGTACAGAAACAATCACTTCAGCAGGGGCCGGGCTTGACGCTTTGGCATCCGCCACTTTGCCTGATGCGCTCCTGGCGAAATATTCATAAGCGGCAGTTGGGCCGGCAACGCTCAACCCCTCAAATGCAGCCTGGGCGCGAAGGCGTAACTTCGAATCGCTCTCCATTTCTGCATCTGTTGTGTCTGTCGCCTCGGTGACGGTCAGCCGTTCTGTGTTGTTGTTTGCTGCCAGGTTATCTAAATCGGTTGATACGGCGTGGCTCAACATACAAGCCGCCGCCCCATCATTAACAAGCTGTCTAAGTAACAACTCGCGATATGCAATTACCTGAGCGATCACGTTCAGTGGTTCAGACTCAAGCGCCATCGCAGCCGCAATTGCATCCTGCTGATCTTCCGGATAAGCCGAAACCATTTGCGCCTTCACGTCACTCAAAATGACTTCGTAATCCAGCGCCGCAATCACTTCCGGTGGCGGCAGTTCAGATAAATCAATTGTCGCCATTGTTCGGCTCCTTCAGGTTCACAGTGCCTGTTGTCGCCTGCATAGTGGTGGTGATCAATCCACTAAGCCCCACAGTCACCGCGCCGGACTCTGAATAAATCACATCAACCTGGTTTAAAGCGATCCGCGGCTCCCATTGCGTAAGAGCAATTACGGTGGCGCTCATAAGTTGCAGGCGGGTTGTTTCGTTTTTAGGTGCATCCAGCAAATCAGGTAACAGGCTGCCATACGTCCTGCGCATCACCCGTGACCCCAGCGGCGTCAATAAAACATCTTTCACCGACTGCCAAAGGTGATCGGAGTCAGAAAGCGTGCCAGTACCGGCCTCATTCATACCCGTATATTTCGCTGTCATATTGGCGCTCCTGTCGTTCCGCCACTATCGCCAGGGTGTTTATGCGAGTGCATAACCTTGCCGTTTGAAGACAGGTTTCCGCCGGTATGAGTAACATCGCCAGCCATCTTGCCGCCCTCGCTAAAATCAAAGGTTTTTGCCTTCAGGTGGTTGGTACATTCCACCACTGCTGTATCAAGCGTGATTTTCGTCTCAGCCTGGATGGTTGCCGTTTTCATACCGCTGGCTGTCAGGGCGCTAACTTCTGCGTCATATTCGAACCTGGCCCCGTCCGGCGCAGTAATCACCATCTGTTTCAGACTGACGGATGGGGCGTCGTTATCATTGCTGTAAAGGCTACCCAGCAAAATTGCCGTTTCGGGATTGCCTCCGATACAGCCCAGCAATACCTGCTCACCCGGCGACGGAGGGCACCAGATTTTAAAATCACCGGCGCGGCCTGTTTTCCATCTGAGCCAATTCGTTTCCAGATCTCCGCTCTGTACGCGCACGTTTTTACCGTCTTCCGATATTTCCGTGACAATCCCCACGCGCAGCACGTTTTCAAGGAGCCTCATCAGTTCGGCGCTCATTTGCCAGCACTCCCCAGGCTGTTGATCACGGCGCTACGGATCAGGGCTTCATCCGCCCTGGAAATACCCAGCAATTCACGCGGGGCATATTTCGCAAATGCACCTGGCCCAACCTGCTCGCGCAACCCGTACTGATGTATGCGGGCAATTCGCGCCGCCATGCCGCTATAACCGACTTCGGCACCTTCTGAAGTTGCCCGCATCTTCATGAAACGTGATGTACGCAGCTTGACGAACATAGGGGCTTTAACCATGCGTGGAGACTGGCCCGCCCGCGTATTGATCTCGGTATAGCGTTCTATATCTGCCCGGTAGAAGGTGCGAACCTCATTCCTGTCTTCATCAAAACCGGTGATTGTTCGCCCGTACTTTCCGCGCCCGCTATGCCAATTCTTCAGGCGACGTAATTGCCCCTCCCATATGAAGGCAATCCCCTGCTGCGTGCGCAGTGTCTTGCGGCGGCGGGCCTGATACTGGCTACCGTCAGGATTACGCTGGGCGCGTATGCGCTGCTGTTGACTGATACGCAGCATCTTTCCGACATTGCGCGCTGTTCGCGCGCGCCCGGCTGATGACACCCCCGCCAGAATGTCAGCAAAATACTGATCCAGTGCGTGAACATCCCCGGCATTCATACGGGCGTACTCCAGGTTACGTCTTCGATAATTCCGCTCCACTCCGGCGGTATACGTGGGCGTGGCTCTGGCTTGTGATCTGCCTTCAGAGTTCCGTCACCATTACGCGTGACGATCACACGCTCGCTGATAGGCAATTCAAAAAACAAATCTGCGGTGTCATCGTTATTGATAGCGGTAGTGAATTTAATCTCTCTATTTTTTTCAGGGTTCAGCAGTAGTTGCGGCTGCTCCTGCCAGAGCCAGGCCATGATCGGCAACGTAAAATCGTCCAGATCACCTGCGAAATTCATTACGAAGAGGCACAGCGTATAGGCGTAAACAAAATCAGCCGTTTCGCCGGTTGTCTCAACATGCCCTGATTCAATAAATACGCTGAAGGCTTCGGGGTTTGCTTTGCACCACTGATTTGAACGGGTTAGCGCATCGCGAAGAGAATTAATTTTCAGCATATTGTTTTGCCTCCTGAGCTTGCTGGCGCGCCAGGCGCTTCAGATTCAGTTCATTAATTGCGCGTTTATCCATGTTGCAGGTGTCGATCGCGTCATGCAGCTGATCGGCGTAAATCGCGATTCCTCCCCACGTAACCGGCGTTTTCAGTTCCGGTACAGGGGTTTCGTTAGTCAGGCTTTGCGGTACTGGTTCGTGAATCAGCTTTGTCTGGACTCTTATCTTTTCTGAGCAACCCATTACTGACAGCAACAGGCACAACAGCACCGGCGCATTCATCAGCGCGCATCGCCGTGGACATATTTTCACGCCTTTTTTCACCTTCACTGTTTCGCTCCTGTTCCGCTTTTCTGACGCCTGCTACCAGTGCCTGTGCATCAGCAGTTAGCACGCGCATTTCGCCAATTACCGCCTCGCTTTCATCAAACATTTGTTGCAGTTTCTTTTCGTTCTCGTCAGCTACAGCGCCCGTAAATCCCCGGTGATAGCCGGTGGCGAAGCCCAAGATGCTGATGACAACAAAATAAATAAAGGTCTTCACTTCGCCTCCAGATCTCGCCTGCACCAGGCCTGAAAATCAGTACGGCGATTCACCAGACCCTGTGACCTTTTACCGGCACTGTTAACGAAATCAGTTAAGCGATCGCATACTCCGATCCAGTTAAGCGCCTGGGCGTTTTTCCAGAGCGTGGTTCTCTGCCTGCGTTTGTTCTTATCCGTAAACCACATCAGGCCAGTACACCCCACATTCAGCCCGGCATCAGTCATTGCCTCAAAGACGGATTGCGGCATCGCCTTACCGTTAAAGTTCTGGTTTATGCAGTTCTCAGAATGCTGCATGTCATTCACCCAACGCCGTGCAATTTCTGCATCGCTGTAACTGCGTTTCTGTACGTTGCCGGTGGAACCAATTCCCACTGTCAGCACCCCGGCGGTACAGTAGTAGGGCGTGTTTCGGCAATCTTCCCATGACGCTATTTTTTGCTGTGCTTCAGGTGACGTTCTCAACGCTTCAGGGGCCATCGACACGCCCAGGGCGACAATCAGCGCAATGGAACAACGTTTAATAACCGTCTTCATCATCTATTCCCGCCCGGATTTGTGTTAACTCCAGCCGCTCAATGGCGGTCAAATCACGATGCTCTGCCTGCGTCAGAATTTGCTCAATCAGCGCATTGCGTTTCTCCTGCGCCTTTTCAACGCGGGCGCGATGTATCCATGCACGCCAGCCAAACAACGCACCCAGCACCAGACCAGCGAAACCAATCTTTTCATTCCATGTCATGACGCCAACGCTGACACCAATGGAGGTCGTTACCCAGGTGATCCAGTCGCACAGCCGGTGAAACGGATTCAACTCCATAGCTGCACCATCTCCTTTGCGGGCTGAGTGTCGATGTCTGGCATCTCCACAACCTGCCCGGCATCTAAAAAAACCTGCCCTCTCAGCCCCGGATTAGCGCGTAATACCTGCTCGGTTACGCCTTTTGTTGTTCCGTAGTGCCGGTGGCATACCTGATCCAGCGTGTCTCCCTGCAAGGCCTTCACCTTCATCAGCACAACTCCGCGTAAATGCGCGGCTTGCGCTGAATGTCTGAAATACCCCAGCGGGCATCCCGCCAGAGATCGCTGATTTGAAGATCCAATGCGGCGGCGTCTTTATCCCCCTTCGGAGTGGTATCAACATCCCTGTACCCTTCAAGCACCAGGGCGCGGGCGATGGAGTAAACCGCGCGCCGGTATCGGTAAACTTTGACGCTCTCCGCGTTCAACTGCCGGGCTGGTACATCCTGCAACTGCCCATAACCCGCCGCCTCCTGGCTGGACTGCCATAGATCAAGCTGCTCGGTAACGTGCG